CACCGCCGTGGCCTCTCCGAAGTTCCAGGCATAGACGCCGGCGGCGGTCTCCCGCAGTGTCAGCATCACGCCGCCGCCGGGCTCCCACTCGCGGGCCATCACCTCGAAAGGCTTGCTGGTCCAGCCGTAGCGGGCCAGCGTGACCGGGACGATGTCGGTGGGCGCCAGGTTGTACGCGCGCAGGTTGCAGTGCAGGCGCACGGTCAAGGCCTGGCGCGCTCGCTCCAGGCTGATCTTTGCGATGCGCTGCGCCCGAATGCCATCCGACACCATGGGCATCGGCATCTCGCGGGCCACGCGCCGGCCACCGTCCTGGGTGCGGTAGGTGCTGTTCTCCACCGGCGGAAACTGCACTTCGGCATACCGCTGGCCCGGGTCGATGAAGGTGCCGCTGACGGCGTTGAACAGCTCAGTGCGGCTGGCACGCGGCAGGATGGTGATGGGCCCGTCAGCCAGCCAGTCCTCGTTCAGGGTCACCGGCTCGGGCGTGCGCCACACCCCAGCGCGCAGCAGCCAGCGGCCCTGCACCCACACACAGGTGCCGGCCATCGGCTCGAGCAGCACCTGCAGGTTCTCGAACATGGCGCTCTCCGTGGAGAGCGGGCCGTGTGTGGTGTACCGCTTGTGCGTGTCGCCACCTGCGGTCAGGGTCACGAGCTCGTCGCACGCATTGGCTGCAGCGATGACCTCGTCGTCGGGCACTTCGCCCGCCGTGCACCCCAGGCCCAGCGCCGAGTCGCGAAGGTAGTCGGCCACACACAACGCGCTGTTGTCGCTCCAGGCGGTGACGCCGGTGCGCGGATCTCGCACCTTCTTGCCGCGCACCACGGCCGTGATCTCAGGCAGCCCGGTCTGGCCGAACACATCCTGGTCGAACTCCAGGCGCACGTACAGGTAGGCCAGGCCAGTGCCCACGTGTGCACTGGTCCAGCCGCCCGCGCTCTCTGCCACCAGCTCGGTCGCCGCGACCTGGCCGGGCCCGCCCAGGTAGGTGCGAATGCGCACCCGGTTGATCGTCTGCTGGACGGTGTAGTTGGCCGCGTACTCCGCGCCAGGCACGAAGTCGGTGAGCGTGATGGTGGCGCCGCTGAGGGTGTAGTCGGTGCCCTCGACAAGGGCCATGGTCGACATCGCCTCGCCCACACCTGTAGTGCGCGTCACACTGAAGATGGCGCCGGGCACCACCGGAAGGGTGGTGCTGGCACTGCTCCAGATCTGCACGTCGTCGACGCGCTCGACCTTGGCAAACTTGCCCGATCCGATGAAGCCATTGGCGTCGGGCGACGGCAGCAGCTCGTCGTTGAACCACACCTCTTCGACGGCATCGATCTCGTGGCCAGCCAGCACCACGATCAGATGCAGGAACTGCTTCTTGTCGCCGGTGGACTCCATGTAGACCACCGTGCCGCCCACGCGAGCCCGGCCGTACACGATGCCCCGCGGCGCAATGGCACTGCGGATCGTGACCAGGCGGTCTTCGAGCGAGGCGTTATAGGCGTTGCGCGCCGCGCGCCGCGCCTTGCGTGCCTGGCTCTGACCAATTGCGGCGTTGCCGACGACGATGGCCGTGTAGGTGATGAAGTTCGCGATGGTCGCAGCCGTAGCCGCTGTCAGCGTTGTCGCATTGACGATCGCCGTAGCGATCCATGCCGAAATCGGTTCAGCCATTGCCGTCCTCCAGCCGCCAGCCCACCGGCCAGAACACGGAAGCGAGCGATGTCCGCCCCATGGCCAGACCCGTCTTGCTGGGCACCCACCAGCGGGTCCCTTCACATACCGCCAGCCAAGGGCGTTCGGCGTTGATGAGCAGCAGGTCGCCCCGCTTGGCCAGCTCGATGGCGGGCAACGCAGGGCCCATGACCTTGCTGACGGCCAACATGAGCCCGCCGTGCCGCGCCTGCAGCGCGCGGGCGGTGCGTGCGGTGGACCATCCGCCCCGCCAGGCGCCGAGCGCGTCCACGCCGGTGACGGCGTACACGCACGCCGCAGCGAAGAGCGCGCAGTCGTGCACGCCCCACTCGAAGGGCAGTGGACGCGCTCGCTCGAGCGTGGCGGCGAGCCGCTCGGGCCAGTCGGGGCGGCGGGTCAGGGCGAGGCCCAGCGTCACGTCGGTCATTGCTTGAAGAACTCCTTTGCCGGCCACACGATCTCGGCCTGGCTGATGGCCGCGGCGTGGCTGAAGAACTCGTCGCCGGGGGCCAGACGCTGCTGGTCCTCGTGGCTGTAGCGCACAAGGTTCGGCTCGCGCCAGGCGATGAAGCGGTGTTCGGCGTTGACCTTCACGATGGCGCCGTCGGGCTTGTCTTCGAGCGTCAAGGTGTCCAGCAGCCCGGTCCACGCGTTCTCGTCGACGCGCAGGGTCTCGCCGTCCAGCACGACCAGGCGCAGCTTCACGAAGCGCCCTTGCACCGGCTCGTTCAGCACGGTCGAGACGATGGACGCCGGAACGCCGCTGAGCGTGAAGCTCAGGCCGCGCTGTTCGCTGGCGGTCTCCTCGATCGACTCGATGGACCCGACCGGGTTCACCGTGAGCCAGCTGTGCCCGCCATACGCCACCGCCAGCGGCGCGGTGGTGAGGCGCAGCGTGCCGCTGTCCAGCTGCAGCTCGATGAGCAGGAAGTGCGTGACGTGGGCCGCCGCAAGGGCGGCTGCCATGCTGGAGTCCAGGCCTCGGCTCATTCGGGCACCTCCACCCAGTCGATCGTGAAGCTGGGGCACCGCGCATTGGCGCCGTAGGGCACACGCACGTCGGGCTCCGCCAAGATGAAAAGGCCGCGCGGCCGGTCGACCGCGACAGCGCTACCGCCAGCCGCCGCAGCCCGCAGGCGGTTGCGAACCTGCACGGTCATGGCGCCTGCGCCGTCGGCGGTGGCGTCGGCCACTACCTTCAACAGCTGCACCGAGCCGCCGGCGAGCGTGACCGCAACGCAGTCGCCCGCCAGCAGCGTGCGGCCCGCACCACACCCCGCCAGCGGCAGCGAGGTGGCGAACTGCGCCACAGGGGCCGCCAGGGTGACCCCCGCGAGGTTGCAGGTGCCGCGCGGTCGCGGCTGCACCACGTCGAACAGGCTCGCGCGGTGTTCTTGCCCGCTCAGGGCCGCCAGCCAGCCGTCCAGGGCCCGCCGCTCGGGGTAACCCTGTTCGTCGATGGTCATGGTCCAGCGCCAGCGGTTGCCGGGCATGCCCAGGGTCTGGACCGAACCCGAGAGGGGGCTGCCCATGGCGCGGGTGGTGGCCATCATTCCCCACACCAACGCGCGAGGCCAGAACGCTTTGCCGCCGTTGGCGGGCCATTCATAGACTGCCATCAGGCCACCGCGGCATTGCCGCGCCTCATCATCTCGGTGATCTGCGCGACGGCCGCCGCCCGCCCGGCCTCGGCCGCCGTGGCCATGGCCTCACGATCGACGCCGGCGGCCACGTTGAACGTCTGGTGGATCACCACACCGCCACCCAAGCCGCCAGCGCCGCCCCCTCCGGCGTACGGGTTGAACTTCTGGGGGATGACCGCCTCGCCCTTGTGAAGGATCGTCAGCATGTCCCGCTTGATGTAGTTCGAGCCCGTGGCGGCGCCGCCGCTGATGCGCAGGCCCGAGCCGCCCGTGGGCGCGCTGCCGCCGCCGGTGGGACCGCCCGGGGTGCCGAAGATCGCGCTGAAGATGGTCTGGCCGATGTTGGCGACCACGCTGGCCAGGAAGCGGTCGTAGACCATGCGCGCGAACTCGGCGCGGATGAAGTTGACCAGGCCGCGAGCGTTGATTCGTCCTGTCATGGCGAACTCCTCGAAGGCCGACCGGCCTTCGTTGACGAAGCCGGTCAGGAACTGGTCCTGGGTGCGCCGCATGGCCTCATGCGTGTCGTCCCAGGCTTCGACCATGCGCTGCCACTCGGGCTTCAGCTCTTCGGTGAGCTGCTGCTGGCGGGCCACGACGTACAGCGCGAACGCGTCTTCGATCGCCTTGCGCTGCTCGCTGTTGAGCGTCATCTGCTGCAGCCGCGCCTGCAGCTGCGCCCGCTCCAGGGCGATCTGGGCGCGGCCACGGGCCTCCTGGCTGGTGAGCAGCGATGCATTGACGGCGTCGGCGCTCAGCACCAGCTGCTGCGCCAGGCCGTCGGCGGCCTGCTGCTGGCGGTCTGCCTGCGCCTGCCAACGCTCTTCAGCCTTCTGGAGCTGGGTGCGGAAGAACGCGTCGATGTCCTGGTCTTCGCGGCGCTCGCGGAGGATGTTCTGAACCTCGACGTCAGGCACACCCACGAAAGGCTGCTCTGCCTTCGGCTTGGCTCGCGAGCCGCCACCGCCGGCGGCCATCTGATCGCGAGCCTGCTGGACCAGGCGCACGTACTCGGCCTGCGAGATGTCCCCCGCGGTGAAGCTCTCGTTCAGCGTGCGGACGCTCTGCGCGAGACGGCTGTTGGCCCCTGACAGTTGATCCGTGAGCGTTCGCAGTGCGGCCAGGCGGCGCTCGCGAGGCTCGCTCTCGTTGCGCTGCATGGCGCCAAGGGTCTCGTTGTCGATCGCGCGCAGACGCGCCGCACTGTTGCGGGCCCGCTCGGTCTCTTCGATGAACTGCTGCAGCTGTCGAATGCGCCTGTCCAGCCAGATCTGCCCTTTGTCCTGGTCGAGAACGGCCTGCAGCTTCACCACCTGCGTGCGCGCCGCCTCCAGCCGCTGTTCGGTGGTCACGGCCGCGTCGGCGAAGCTGCCGAACGGCTGCAGCATCTGGAAGAGCACGTTGCCGCCCGCGGCCATGGCGGCGAAGAACCCCTTGCCTTCCTTCGTCGCCTGCGAGATCGACTGCGACACCCGATCGCCAACCTCGGCAGCCCCGGTCAGCTGACTCTTGATGGCCTCGCCAGGCCCGGACTGCACGACCGCCTGCACGAGCTGATCCCAGCTGTTCTTCGCGCGGTTGACGGCCGCCTGCATCGTGGAGCTGGCCTTGTCGGCCTCACCCGCGAACTCGGCCTGAAGCTGGGCTGCGAACCGCGGCAGGAAGTCGCTCGACACGACTTGGCCAAGCTCGAGCATCTTGCTCAGCTCGCCCGTAGTGACGCCCATGGCGCGCGCGGCGATCTGGAATGCGCCTGGCAGGCGATCGCCGAGCTGGCCCCGCAGCTCTTCAGCCTGCACGGTGCCCTTGGACATCATCTGCTCCAGCGCTCGCAAAGCGCCGGCGGACTCATCGGCACTGAGGCCCATCTTCGAGGCCGCGGTGGCGACGCTTTCGAAGATCGTGCGGCTGGCAGCGCCCTCAAGGCTGGTGCCGCGGGCAGCAGCCAGGAAGCGGGCGTAGGCGGCGGCCGTGCTGTCCAGCTCGAGGCCCAGCCGGTTAGCCACCCCGCGGACATACTCGATCTGCGCGCCGGCCGCTGCCGGACTGGTCACGCTGGCCAGCTGCTGGAACAGACGGTCGGCACGGATCTGCGCATCGATCATCTGGCGCGAGAAGCCTGCGGCCGCAGCGGTGAGCGCGGACAGTGTGAACACGCCAACGCCCATGCCCACCAGGCGCTGGACCAGGCCATCAGAGCTCTGGGAGGCGCGCTTCTGGGCAACGTCCAGCTCGCTCGTCGCTGAGGCGGCGCCGCGCATCGACGCCTGGCCGCGCGCCGCGGCGGCATCAATGCCGGAGGAATCGCCGGTCAGCCGGAAGACGAACTCGCGGTCGCTCACGTCAACCTTTCTTGGCGGTCAAGACCGCACCTTCAAGCGTTCGAAGCTGCCGCATGAGCTGCGGCAGTGGAACGACGAATCGGCCGTGCCGATGCTCTGCCCGCGCGAAGGGAAGCGAGGCGTACTGCAGTCCACGTCGCACGCCGCTTTCCCAGATCCACTGCGTGCCCATCGAGACGAACACGCTGACGGCATGCCAGTTCTCCGGCAGGACCTCCACAAGGTCGGCTTGCTGCTGCTGGCGGAGCTGTTCTCGCAGAGCGTCAATGTCGTCCTCGCTGGCACCCAAGGCTCGCGCCTGGGCGATGGGTTGGTCTGAGACTGGTGCGTCGCCCCGCACCCACCGGCGGGCGACGTCTAGAAGTTTTTTTCCGCGACCTTGTGGTGGGTCGAGTGCCAGGTGGCCACGATGTTCGAGGCCAGGCTGGGGAACTTGCGACAGGCATCAGCCAGGGCTTCGGCCGAGTAGGCGATTTCGGTTCGGTCGGGCCCGGCCACGCCGCGCCAGTTCACCAGCACACGCGGCGCGACCTGGGAGTCGGTCAGCTTGTGCTGGCGCACTTCTTCTTCGAACGCGGCCAGCTGCTCACTGTCCATGCGAACAAAGCAACCA